TACAAAGAAAAGCTTATGCTGAAATGGCTCCTTTGTTTGATATTACTTTTACGCATGACGTAATGGGTAAAGCAGATACCCCATCCGATTTATATACCGGTCGGTGGAGAAAAATCATGAACGTTTTAGGGGCAGCTTTCCACGGCGCCGAGAAGTTTAACCGTGAAGTTGTTGGTATGGCTTCGTTTGATTTAGCTTATGAAAGAGCAAAAAGCAAAGGGCTTACCAGCGAAAAAGCATTTGACCGTGCAGTTATAGAGGCTAAAGAACTTACATATAAGTCTATGTTTGACTATTCCACTGCTAATAAACCTAGGTATTTACAATCTGCTGCGGCAAAAGTGGTTTTTCAATTTAAACAATTTCCACAAAACATGAGCTTTTTATTAGCATATAGCGCTCTAGACGGTTTTTCTTCGGAATTTGACCCAACAACTGAAAAAGGTAAAAAAGCACGTCATGATGCAGGGCAGCAAATAAATGCTAATAGACTTATGGATGGTCAAGAAAACTTAGACGGTAAAGATTTAGAAGCAGCTATAAACGAGTACGTTAAAGAATTTAAAGCCGAGGGTAAAAATCGCCTTTTTGGTACGCTTGGCATGACTTTTCTTTTTGCTGGAGCTACGGGTTTACCCGGATGGGCTGCATTCTCTGCGATGATGGAGATATTGCATTACTTATTTGCTGATGAAGATGAAGAAGACGCACCGTTTGACTTTGATAATTGGTTTAAAAACTGGACAGCAGATACTTTTGGTGGGTTTGTTGGCGATTCTATTTCCCGTGGTGTGGCTTCGCAAGCAACCGGTATAGACGTTGCTGACCGCATGAGCTTAAATGGTATGTGGTTTAGAGACCAAAAATCGCAGCCTGATATGGAGAGTGCGGCCCAAGCTTATTTAGTTAGCCTTGGCGGTCCTGCTATAGGATTAGGAGTTAGCGCATTTGATGCTTTAGACAAGCTTAATCAAGGTTATTATGGACGAGCTTTAGAAACAATACTTCCAGCATGGCCTAAAGCAGCTTTAAAAGCTAATAGACTTGCTACTGAGGGTGCATTAACTATGTCTGGAGATGAGCTTATACCCGACTTTAGCGCCACAGAACTTGCTGCCCAGGCAATTGGCTTCCAACCAGAACGCCTTGCGCAAAAACAAAAAGCTAATATCGAAGAAAAAAATATGGAACAAGAAGTTGTTAAAAAACACGATATGTTGCTAGACGCCATGTTCCTTGCAATAGATACACAAAACGATGGTTTACATGACCGTACCATAGATAAAATACAGCGGTTTAATACAAGTAATCCGGGTGTAGCTATTACAGGTGAGAAGATTAACGACTCAATTAAACGTCGGTATAAACTTCGTGCGGAAGCAGTGGGAACTGGTGGCGTTAAAATTAATAAAAAGCTAAGAGGGCAGCTGGGTGATGCCAACGCTTACGGTAACGTAGATTAAAAAAGTCCCGCCGAAGCGGGACCGAAAGAACACTCGAAAGGAGTAGCTATAAGCTACCCTTGAATAATACTATTTAATACGCCATACACGCAACCCGTATACTCCTTTGTTTACAGCAGCACGGGTTCTAATCTTATAACGTAGCCTTTTTGTAACCGTAGTAACCTCAGCCAGCGCAGCAGCCGTATCCAAACAAGGGATAAAAATGCTAGCGCCGACTATAAACTTAGCCCAATTAACTCTGAAGCTCAGCCCGTGGATCAACATCTGGTACGTTCTTAGCAGCTTCTATAAAGGTCTCAGCGTCAAGGAAGTTACCCTTGCTTAGGTCAAACTTATAAGCATCGACCGGCGAGGAAGGGATTTTAGTGCCCTTAGAGAGGCGTTTTTTAATCTGAGCCAAGTATATGCCGTCGGCTTCTAAACCCTTCAGAACCTCTTTTAACGTGATCTGGTGCTTAGAACAGTACTGCCTTAGCTGCTTAGCGTTAATATACAGTAGCTTTTCATCGGGCTCAATCCGCACAAATAGGTCATTAAACTTAGGTTCAACAATCGGCAACTGCTCCATACCTGTGCGGTTATCTACCTGGGCGTTAATAACTAGGGTGGATGCACGGTGCTCATTCATAAACTCACCAATAACGCTGGCTTGGTTACTAGCACTTGGGGCTTTGACCTCAGACCGCATAACCTTAACTTCTTTAACAACCCAACGGTATACACGCCCAATATCAAAGTCAGGTAAAACCCCGATGTCCTTAGCCAATAACGCACCAGCAATGTTACATGCAACAACTGCCGACCAGAACCGCTCACGGTTAGTTAAGCCGATTTCCTCATCTAGCTTTTGCTGAACTTGGATTACCGTATTAATGGCATCTTCTAGGTTATCCACAAGGTACTTGATATATTGCTGACCCGCATGACCATAGTTGGAATACAGCTTATTAAATAGTACGTCGGCGACTTCTTTTGAAAGGATGTCGGTTTGCTCAATACGGTACTCAAATAGGCGCATAAACTCGCCATCAGGTGTAGCCTTAAGGGCAGCTAGCTTATCTTGGAATGACGCATTAGAACTACATAGGGCAATCGTAGCCCACTTCGTTAAGTTAACCCGCTCGGCGTTGGAGTGCTGTTGCATACGATTCTTACCACGACCCTGCGAAATACCATAAGCCAAGTCTGAGAAGTTATCCCCTGACAGCTTAGTGATCTCATCAATCGTAACCGGCAAGTTATTCATAATACCTAACCGATGGATCATGGAGTTAAGTGTATCCTTCCATTGAAGCATTAACTCATCAGGATGCCCATAAACGCTGTTGCACGCCTTAAGGATTGTAGATTTGCCCGTGCCAGAGGTATTGTTTACCAAGTTAATGATAGCGCCACGTAGGTTTAAGTGCTTTAATAATGGTGCACCAAATGCCGTAAAGAAGCCAAATGCGTGTGGCTCAAACCCTTCTTGGTCATACACCTTAATAACTTCTTGCCAATCTTCTAGTGTGCCGACTGGCTCCATAAATGTAGCTAAACTACCTGTCGAACTTGATGGTGGGCTATAGCTAATCTTCTCTGCGGTAATCTCTTTGTCACCGAGAATAAACTCGGCATTGTCATCTGTCCAACCAAATTGTGTTCTCATAATTTCTGTCCTTTGTTTATGTTGCAAATCCTTAGCGCTTGCTATTAGGAATGCTGTTATGCTCTCCATCTGTTTTTTAGACCCGTAAACGCCGTGCCAACCCAGCTTATCTTTTAGTTTATCTATAGACATTAAGTCATTAGCGGGCATAGCAAATTCTTTTACGCCGTCTTGTGGGAAATGTGCACGAAGCCAAACCGACTCACCTTTAGCAGGATCATGCAGGCGCTTCACAATATATAGGTCGTGCTCATATATTAAAGCGGCGTCTTCGTCTTCGTCGGACCCCTGTCTATATACGCCACCATTTTTACCTCGGAAATATGGGAAAGGAAACTCTGGTACACGGAATTTCTGTTCTCCACTAGGCGTCTTTTCAACAATCTGAGCATCCTTGGGAGCGGCGGCAATTTCAGAGCCGAGCTGTATCGGAGACGATATCTGACCCTTGTTCGGGCATTGCGCACACCCTTCGGGGTTGAGCTTCTCAAAGGTCGCACAAGTATACGGTCCCTTTGTAGATTGAGCTTTTCTTTCAGTTTGCGCCGCATCGTACTCTGGGTGATTGCTCGAGATAATATGTATCGCTTCTTCCGCATCAACACACGCATGAGCAATAGATAATCCTGCTCTCCATAATGGCTCCTCTATATCTGCTTGGTTAATCGCAATATGCTCTAGCTGAGCACAACCCTTACCTTCCGTAGTCTTCATCAAGATAGTGCGGAACCGACTTTGACGATTGCTCATCGCAGCTTGGGTCGTAGCACTAAACTGACGTGGTATATAGTCAGGGGCAATTAGAACACCAATACAACCTTTAATGTCCTCGTATGGTGTCTCGTCCTCTAACTGCAATATTGCTACAGGAAGGGGTGGGTCTTGCTTAAAGTTAAGTGTCTCAGGCACTCGTAGGATTGATGCACTCTCTGCAGTGCGTGATGGGTCAGCCCTAAACTTGTGCTCTTCACACAAAGCCTTAAGGCGGTCGGCGACGGGTTTCCATTCGGCACGACCAATAGTCTCTGCCAACCTCCAATAAGCATGGACACCACGACCCGAATTAACTACCGTCGGTAACGGTAAATTTATAGCCTCACAAAACTTTTTGAGCTCTGCTAAACCAGTAGCTTGGTCTAAATAACCTTTGCCACTTATATCCTTATCTACTCCACAATCAATATCAAGCCAAAAAGATTTAAAGTAAGCGCTATTTTTCTGCGTGCGACCATCTTGGTCATTCTCATACTTAGCGCAAGCAAAATAAGCATCGTACTTTTCAGTCAGTAAATTTGTTATTTCATCTTCTGCTTCTTCAATGGTCTGAACAAATACTTGTCTTGGGCGCCCCTCTTGTTTTAAACCGACGATGCAATACCACCCTTCTGTGGGGAGTACCGCATTTAATAAGTCTGTCGTTGCCATATCACCTCAAAATCCGAAGAAAGGAAGGGCAGCAGGGGATTCGGCATCTCCCTTTTCGTTCCGTCAAACTAGCTGCCCCGGGGGTAAACTATTTACTCAATAGCTTTTCTATTTGTGCGACCTTAGCCTTGTGAGGCATTACTATTCCGCTAAACCAGTTGTATACAGTCATGCGAGAAACACTAAACTGCTGTGCTATCTGTATTACTGGGATATCGTTAGTAATGCAATACCTACCAAGCTTGACTCCAATATGTTTAGAATCAGCAGCTTTGTTAGCTTTCACAAGCCGATAGCTATAGCCTCTTAGGTTCATGGGTTATTCCTTACTCCAATTGTCCATGATAGATCCTAAGTCTTTCTTAACGGTAGGCTCAACTGCTTTTTTCTCGAGGCGCTTTTTAGGTTCCTCAATTGCAGCTTCAACTAACTCAGGTTCAGGCTTAGCTTTTGGTGCGGCTAGCTGAGCAGGCTTATCGTTCTTAGTAAATACAAACTCAATAGCACGTTTAGCTGAAGGGGTATCGCCTTGTTTCTTAGCGGTTTCCCATTGCTCTTTAGACAAGAACTTTAATGGTTTAAAGAACAACTTAGCAGTATCGCTATCAGGGTCAAAACGCATTTCTGTATTAAGCGTATTTAAGTTGTAGCCTTGTGAACCAACGTACTTAACATACTGCTCAAACGGCATATGGCTTAAATCACCTTTACCAAATATAGACTTAGATGCAAGTTGTAATTGATATACATCACCACCAATATCATCAGAAAGAACAACAGCAACCCTGCGGAAGTGACGACAAGCACGACCTCCGCCAGCACCGGATCCCTTAACGTTCTGCGGGCATTCAGCACAATTGTGGTGTTGGGGCTCTTCAGCCGAAGCATCAGGTGTAACGCCATCATTAGACCAACAATCTGGAATTGCCGCATCTTCTTTTGGGTTATAGGCTTTAGCATAAAAAGTCCTTGATACATCTCTAGCTGCGTTAACAATAACTACATTTAAAGCTTCACTATTGCTTGTAAGAATTTCTTCCCCATTAACAACCATACGGAATTTGCCGCCCCGCAATGAGATACGCTTACTGCCACTATTACCAACTAATGCTCTAGTTACAGCATCTAATTCTACGCCTTTGAGGTAATCGGGTAAATCTTGATTAAATAGAGTGATTTCACTCATTTGCTTCTCCTTACTGTTATCGAATGTTCGCTATCCACATTTATCCCGAGTGGTAGCAGGTCGGGGTTTTCTTCTAAGAATTGTTTAATGTTTGTTTGATGTATACGTTTCTCTAATAGCTCGGGCACATTGTGCTCAAATAAGAAAGCGTAAAACTTCTCCCAATCATTAGTCCAGTAACGGCTTTTAACTGAGCGCATAACTGTACCAAAAGGGGTTTTAAGACTTGTTGCCCCAGTAACTTTGCATACATCTAACATCTGTGCTTCAAGGATTTTGAGTTGTCCTTCGTAGTCGGCGTCAATTTCATCCGCTTGTTTACGGGCTTCATCCCGTGCGTCTCTAATCTTGATGTAGACTTCGACGATTTTATCTAGGCTTATATCTGTCATACCTTCCTTTCTTTCTTTGCGGATCTTTGTCCGTTAAATAATAATATCACAACGATTTACTTTGTCAAGTGTTTTCTTCAACTTCATTTTTGTATAGGTCTATCAGCTTATCATGTACATTAAGTTTGTTTTGCAACATGGTATAGAGCCTAGCTTCTACGGGAGAACCCTTAATATGCACCACAGTCATAGCGTTTTTCTGCCCTTGTCTATCAATACGGGCATTGGCTTGCAGATAAGTTTCAATTGATGTAACAGGGCTATACCAAATGATGGTGTCTGCCGCAGTTAATGTAACGCCGTGGGCTGCTGCTTGCGGCTGAATTATAAGAACTTTTGGGTATTCCGTTTCTTGGAATCTTTTAAAGATATCAGTCCGTTTGGATACGGGGACAGCCCCATTTATGATATCGCAGATAATACCTGCCCCTCTCAAATACTCACTGAGTAGCTCTATTGTATGAGTAAACGGCACAAAAACAAGGACTTTTTGGCTAGACTCGTTGATAACTTCT